CATTGGTGTTGCTAGCAGCAGAGAGATTGTTAGCAAGACTGTTGAGTTCTTCGACCAACTGTCTTCCAGTTCCTACGTTGTCTTTGACAACAACTACAAGTACATCTATGACAAGTACAACGACGCCTACCGTTACATTCCTTTGAATGCTGACCTTGCTGGTCTCGTTCTTGACACTGCTATTGAAGCAGAACCATGGTTCTCTCCTGCTGGTTTCACCAGAGGTCAGATCCGTAACGCTGTCAAACTTGCATACTCTCCTTTGAAAGAAGAGAGAGATTCACTCTATGCTGCACGAGTCAACCCAGTTGTTGCTTTCCCTGGCGAAGGCATTGTACTCTTCGGAGACAAGACTGGCATGGCAACTGCATCTGCATTCGATCGTATTAACGTTCGCCGTCTCTTCCTGGTAATCGAAAGAGCAATTAGTGATGCTGCTAAGAATCAACTGTTTGAAATCAACGATGAGTTTACTCGTCAGTCTTTCAACGACATTGTTGATCCTTATCTCAGAGGTGTTCAATCACGTCGTGGTGTTGAAGATTATCTAGTTGTTTGTGATTCAAGCAACAACCCTGATGATGCTATTGATCGCGGTGAGTTCTTCGCTGAGATCTTCGTGAAGCCCACACGCTCCATCAACTTCATCACACTTCGCTTCACTGCTACTCGCACTGGCGCATCCTTCGCTGAAATCGTAGGTTGATTAAGTGGGGAGGATAACCTCCCCTTTCCCCATTTCGTAATGACATTCAATTAATTATTCTTCCCCAGGAGAAACCCCCAAAATGTCAAGTCCAATTAGAAGAAACAATAGAAAGAGAAATCCCTCTAACAGAAATGGTGTGCAGTCAGATGCCAATCTGATGCAGTTTAGGAACAACATTCAGGATCTTGCGAGACCTAATCTGTTCCAAGTGACTATACAATTCCCTCTGTTTGACAGCAACCCAAGCCGTGGTGGTGGTGGTGCTAACAAAAGAGGTAGAGGAGAGCGCAGAAGTGGTAACACTCAAATGCCCGAGCGTTCAACATTCTTGGTGAAAGCAGCAAACTTGCCTGCATCCACTATCGGTGTTGTTGAAGTGCCATTCCGTGGTCGTCAATTGAAGATTGCTGGTGACAGAACATTTGAACCATGGACTGTTACTATCATGAACGAAGAGACCATGGCGCTTCGCGAGCACATGGAAAGATGGGCAGAATACATGCAGCAGAATCAGTATAACTACCAGTCTGCTGATTCCATTCGCGACTATCAGGCAAGTGCAACTGTCGATCACCTAGATAGACAGGGACAGTCAAACGGTTCATATCGTTTTGAAGGTATTTGGCCTTCTAACATCTCTGCAATTGATCTTGCATGGGATAGCAATGATACCGCTGAGGAGTATACAGTTGAATTCCAAGTTCAATACTGGGAGAAGACTGATGACGCTAACATGTCTCATGGTCGCCGTAGGAACAACCGCCGTAACCGTAACAAGAAGGGTAGAGGTCAGTCCTGATTAGAACCTACATAGTTGAAACTGCTAAATAGTATTTGAAGTAATTACTTTCAATTGATGTCTCAACTATTTGGTTATTCGTTAGATCGTAAGAAGGGTCAGGCAACTGGTCCTTCTTTTGTTCGTAAAGAATCAGACGATGCTGCCCAACCAATTTCTGCTGGTGGGCACTTCGGACAATATGTTGAGATGGGTGACGCTGCTAACAAAGCAAGCGAAGCAGATTTGATCGGTAGATATCGTGAGATGTCTTTGCATCCAGAAGCGGATGCTGCTATTAATGATGTTGTCAACGAAGCGATTGCTGGGGATCTGAATGATCACCCCGTGGATATTGACCTCCAACACTTGAAAGTCTCTCAGACTCTGAAAAATAGAATCCGAGAAGAGTTCGTTAATGTTCTAGTGCTTCTAGATTTTGATAGAAAAGCATACGATATCTTCCGTAGGTGGTATATCGATGGACGCTTGTTCTATCATAAGATGATTGATACTAAGAACCCTGCTGCTGGTATCACAGAGTTAAGGTATATCGATCCACGCAAGATCAAAAAGGTTGTTGAATTTGACAAACCTAAGGATCGCGCACAACTCATTGACCCACAGATCACATCGATTGTTCCTAAATCGATTGAGTATTATATCTACTCACCGAAAGGTCTGAAAGGATATGAGAATAACGGGATCAAAGTTGCACCAGATGCTATCACATACTGCCACTCTGGTCAGTTGGATATGCAACGCAACTACGTGCTATCCCATCTTCACAAAGCAATTAAGGCACTCAATCAACTTAGAATGATTGAGGACTCTCTGGTCATCTATCGTTTGTCCAGAGCACCTGAACGTCGCATCTTTTATATTGATGTTGGTAATCTGCCTAAGCAAAAGGCAGAGCAATACCTACGTGAAGTGATGTCTCGCTATCGTAACAAGTTGGTGTATAACGCTGACACTGGTGAGATTCGTGATGACAAAAAGTTCATGTCTATGCTGGAAGATTTCTGGTTGCCAAGACGTGAAGGTGGACGCGGTACTGAGATCACCACACTGCCAGGTGGACAAAACCTAGGTGAGTTGGAAGATGTCAAGTATTTCCAGAAGAAACTGTATCGCTCACTCAACGTACCTGAGTCACGTTTAGAATCTGAAAGCAGTTTCAATGTCGGTCGTAGTGCCGAGATCACAAGAGACGAAGTTAAGTTCCAGAAATTTGTTACACGACTTCGCAAAAAGTTTAGTGATTTGTTTAGTGATCTTTTGAGAACTCAACTTGTTCTCAAAGGTGTCATCACACTTGATGAGTGGGATGATATGAAAGAGCACATCCAGTATAGTTTTATCGCTGATAACTACTTTGCTGAGATGAAAGAGAAGGAGGTGATGACAGAACGTCTCGCACTTCTTCAACAAATGGATCCTTATGCTGGTAAGTATTTCTCTCTGGAATACCTACGACGCAACATCCTCAGGCAATCTGATGCTGAGTTCCAAGAAATCGACAAGCAGATGCAGGAAGAGGTTGAGGCTGGTCTGATTGTGTCTCCTGCTGAGATGCAACAGATGGAGAAAATGCAAATGGAAATGTCTCTGATGCCACCCGAACCTGAACAGGAAGAGGAGCAGGGATTAGATCCAAAAGATTACGAAAAAGGAAACATCTAAATAGTAATAGTATTAATTAACATTATGCCTTCCCAACCTTCTCTTGATATCGTTAATGCATTGTTTGCTGGTCAGAAAGATCTTTCTGATTATGTGAACACACAGATGCAAACACTCGCTCTCGATAAACTCGATGGTATGAAACAAGAGGTTGGCGCAGCAATGTTCGCAGCGCCCGAAGAGGGTCCTGAGAATACTGAGCAACCAGAGGACGCTGTACCCCCCGATCAAACCGAAGAGGAACCAACTGATGAAACTGATAACGGAGACAATTGAAGACGCTAAGGTCGTAATTACCGAAGGTAAGATCGGCAAGCGTAGCACATGTATTGAAGGTGTATTTCTTCAAGCCGAAATCACCAATCGTAATGGTCGTATGTATCCCATGCGTACCATGGAACGTGAGGTTGAGAAGTATAACGAGTCTTTCGTAAAGACTGGTCGTGCTCTCGGTGAGTTGGGTCATCCTGACGGTCCTACTATCAACCTTGATCGTGCATCACATTTGATTACTTCTTTGAGAAAAGAGGGTAACAATTTTATTGGTAAAGCACGTTTGCTTGAAACCCCTATGGGTAAGATTGCAAAACAACTTCTAGATGAAGGAGTCAAACTGGGTGTTTCCTCACGCGGTCTGGGTTCTATCAAAGAAGAAAATGGTATCAAAATTGTTGGCGAAGACTTTATGCTCGCCACTGCTGCTGATATCGTAGCAGATCCTTCTGCTCCTGAGGCATTTGTCAATGGAATCATGGAAGGAAAAGAATGGGTTTGGGCAAATGGATCAGTTGCTGAGTCCACCATCGACCAAATCAAGAAGAGAATTGACAATGCTGCGGCAAGTCAATTAGAAGAAAGAAAGATTTCCGCGTTTTCAGAATTTCTGAAAAATCTGTAATCATAAATAATTAGAGCAATCACTCAATTCGTAGCATTAAGGAGACCCCAATGTCTGACAAGATTGAAACAACACTAGATGAATCGAGCGTCACTGCTGGCGCTAAGGCAGCAGATCCTCAGGGCAAATTGTCCGATGAAGGTAGCGGTCTCGGCGGCGTACAGGATCTGGGAGGACCAACCCCTCAGAACTCGAAGCCTGATGATGAAAGTAACAAGTACAAAATCATCGGCAAGAGTGCATCTGCACCTACCACAAAACCTTCTGATGCATCTGCATCCCAAGGCGGTTCCATTAAAAAGGAAGATGCTGAGGTAGAAGGTGAAGAAGTGATTGCTGAGGAAGAAGTAGTCGAAACAATGACTATCGATCTTTCCGCTGATGTTGCTGCTCTAACCGAAGGTGAAGACCTGAGTGAAGAGTTCAAGCAGAAAGCAGCAACCATCTTTGAAGCGGCAGTTGTTTCCCGCCTCAATGAAGAACTGAATCGTATCCATGGTGATTACGCTAAGGTTCTTGAAGAAGAAATTGAAACCGTCAAGTCTCAACTTGCCGAACAAGTAGACGAGTATCTGTCGTTTGCTGTCAGCAAGTGGGCTAAGGACAACACGCTCGCCATTGAGCACGGTATCAAAACCGAAATGGCAGAGAGTGTTCTGACTGGTCTCAAACAGGTTTTCGTCGAGAATTTCATTGATCTTCCCGATGAGAAAGTTGACTTGGTTGACGAAATGACCGAGCAACTTGATATTATGCAGACTAAACTCAACGAACAGATCGAAGAGAACGTTGACCTCTCGAAAGAGGTTGGCGGTTATATCAAGAATGGGATTGTGAGCGAACTGAGCGAAGGACTGTCACTTTCACAACGTGAAAAGTTGGCATCTCTTGCTGAGGGAGTTGAGTTTGATGATGAAGAATCCTTCCGTGGGAAGGTTACGACACTTCGTGAGTCGTATTTCTCTACCAAACCCGAAGTGACTACTGTCACCGAAGACGTTCAGGTTGAGAACGAGGTCGTAGGTGAGGCAATGTCCCACTACGTCCAAGCACTTTCCCGCTGGGCTAAGTGATTAAATAAGGATCCACACTAAACCCT